AATGGGCCAGGCGCCAACTCCTCTCTCTCTCCGTGCAGTCGTTCGACTTTCCAGATCGCTTCCAAATGCTCTTTCGAGCGCGATCCTTAGTAACGTAAATGTTTATGCGCGAGGCGCAACGTTTTGGATAGTTGACAACATGACCCCCTGCAAACCGAGTGATGGCTCGTCTCCGACGGAGTTGCAGATGTGAAATACCGCCGCTGGTCTTTTTCAGCGACGATGATGTGATCGTCTACCAAACGGGAATCGGCGGACCGCCAAGGCGGCGCCGACGCTCGTTCAGCGTGACGATCGACGTGATGCGCTCGAAGAATGTCTGATCACGACCGAGTACCTCGGCCTCGACTTCGACGAGCATTCGTTCCGACTGTTCGATAAGAGGTGCGACGCCGATCTGGACGTCGAACTTCGAATCGAAAACGAATTCCTGGCAAGACCGTTTCGGCTTGCGCAGCCATCGGCGTTCAGGAGCAGGTGGCTCGAGGACGTCCCAGATGGTTTCATCACGTACAAGTTCTTCCTCAGCGCGCTGTCGGAACTCCATTGGGAGAGCGCGCGAAACACGTTTTCCTGCACCGAGTTTGAGGACCTCAAACTTCTGCGCCTCGGTCAGTTCAAAAGACCAAGTCGCCGGCGCAGTCACACCGAGTCCACCCAGTACGGATGGACGAAGAGATTCCTGCCCCGACATTCGTCGGTCAAGGCAGTTCGGTATGTCGTCAGATAATTCGCGAGGAGCGAGCACTGCTTGCCTGGCAGCGCCCCCTTGATCACGCGATCAATGACGGAAACGTGCTTGAGACCTTCTTCGACTTCTTCAACAGAGCGGTCAGTGTCTTGCGACGACATGACTTTGTTCTGCTCGAATAGGAGGCCGGTGTTCAAGTAATCGATTTGCTTCGACGTCGTCGAGAAGCTTCCGCGCGGTCGATTCGACCGGAGATCAAAATGGATCGCCGTTGAATTGATATTCGCGTAAACTTCATGATTGTACGTCTTGCCGACCGAGAGACTGAGACCGACCAACTTGCCGAGCCGCTCATGCACCAAACGTTCCAGCGCCGTCGAGACATAGAGTCCGTCGTCGCCGTTGATCAGGCATTCGTTGAGCCATCGTATGCAGTCCACACGATGGAGAGGGTCGAGAGGATCATTTTGTTCAAGGCCCAGCTCTGTCCGGAGCTGGCGGCCAAAATCTTCGTCGGAGAGCGACGACAGATACTTGCGAAGATCGTCGGTGTTCGACGATCGGTCCATTGCATTGCTGCGGAGGACCGAGGCGCAGAAGCGACGAACCGTCACACATAGCGCCGCATTCGCAAGACAGAGGATGAGGAAAGAGACGCGTGAACCCATGAGCTGCGCGTTCCGTTGCAAGACGGCCGGGATCCGGCACATCCAGCTTCGTTTTTTTCCATCATATGTGACATGATGTGCGATCAGACGTTCGAAGAATTCTTTCTCTTGCGTCATGGTCGGATCAGGCGGGCACCTCAGTTGGTAAACTTGAGAGCCGCTGACGACAGATCCGATGCGATCTGACGGTGCAAGGCCGGAGAAATCCCCGGCCGCCGCCATTTCGCCGTCGTCGTCAACGATCGGCACACCAATCACGGGCACGTAAGGCTGCGTCAGGTAGAGTTCGCGCCGGCCAGGACCAAAGCCGGGAACATCCACACTCGCGGGCGAAACGAGCCACTCTGTAAAAAGCCTTTTTTGCTCATCGTCGAACGCCATTGTCGGGTAATGGCAGTAGTGAGGGTCGAGACACGCGTGGAACATGCGCGCTCGATCGTCGACGGGAGGAGCAATTGTCGTCATGATCGACTTCGACAGCGGAAACCACAACCGATCGGTTGATGCTTCGTAGTCGAGAGAGAACCATTCTGCGTCAGTCGGGACCTCGTCCGGGACGAGATCTTCAACATCAGTCGGACAGAGAGTACGACCGATCAGCCGGAAAGCCTTGAACCCACGCATGATCTTGTGCGTTGATTTTTGGAACTGTGCGCTCACGTGATACGGGAGCGCCTCGCC